CCCCCCGAAGTCTCCCAACGTCCCGCCGCTTGGCTATCTGCTCGCAACGAAACATTTTCAAATATCCGCTTATATTCATTACTGTTCATAAGGTTACGCACCTTTCGGCCAAACCTAAACGCCAGTTCTGCGGTGTGCGTGGTCTGCATAATCTTCAACGTAGGGTTACGTCCCATCATCCATGCGGGTAACATATAACTGGCAAACTCACTCTTAGTATGGCGCGGGGGCATATTCACAATTAACCGCTTTATCTCACCCTTTGCCAACTTATCAAACTTCTTAGCCATTATTTTATGGTGTCGGCCATTTATAAACTCAGGCCACGCCAACTGCACAAAGTCCATAAACCCTGCTCTGGCCTTCTCTGCCTTAGTTATAGTGGTAGCTCTTTCTAGCAGGGAGGCATAATTCTTTAGCCTCTCTTCTGGGATGGTCAATATTTGATCAGTCGTCATATATCTATAATATATCGAAAATTTTTATAGGACAATGAACCTATGGGGTAGTCAGTGTTTTAGGGGGGTAGGTCATTTTATAATTTTTAACTACCTGTGGATTCGTGCAAATCACTATACCCGCACCCTTACGGGTACGTTTATTTGTTCTCAGGGGGGGTCAGTCCAATGTGTGCTACATGGCACGTTAGCAAATAGCGCCAAGTACCTTTTTATATACTTTTATTACGCGCAGCAAAAAGCCGCTACCTGTAAAAGCGTAGCGGCTGCTTTGTTAAAGTTTAGATTATGAAATGTTACTTGCTTTTGAGAGGTGGTGTAACTGTTAGCTGAACTAACGGCCTACCAAAGAAAGCGTGTTTATTATTGCCGACAGTATTAGTGCCACTGAGTAACATACAAAGCGTGTTACCATTTTTAATATCACTCTTTAGCACTTTACCTCCGGCATGCCTTATTACCTGTTCCAAATGGTTTAATGCAAAAGTAGCATCCTTTCCACCTAGTGTGGCATGGTGTAGTTCTTCAAACTTTTTGCCTTTACTTGTTTTGCTACTGTTAGGCACTACGCCAAGCATAAAGCATAAAAGCTGATAAATACGCATGCCACAACCAGTGCAGAACATACCATTATTTAATGCCTTTAAGGAATTAATATAACCAGTTATGGCAGCATAACCAGTTAGACCGTTTGCCGGTACTGGTAATTCAGCCAATAGGCTTTTGCCTAGTTCAGTTAATTGCACTGTAACACTACTTAACTGGTTGGCAGCATGCTTGTCACAAAATGTATCTACACTTGCGCCGGTAGCTTGCTTGTTTGTGGGTAATGTATAAATAGCACCATTAGCTACATTAGCTATTTTTACGGTTTTGCTAGTTGTTTTAACAGTGCTAGCCGCTGTGTTGTTTGCTTTAACCATAATTATTTACCTTTTAAATGTTTATTAACAAAGCAAAACCATATTACCCATTAACACTTATTAACACAAGCAATTTACGTGTTAAATTGTGTTAAAGTGTAACAAATAACACTGGTTATTTATACAGTATTAATACCAGAAAAATATAAAAAGCTATTACAATAAACATGCCAATACATTACGGCAGCGAGCGGTATAGAGTTAGCACTGATTAAATTCTTGTGGATCGTGGGCGATCGTATATGATCATATATACATCTACTCATAGACATTCGGCTCTAGTCTAATCGTCTCCTCTCAGGTAGGGGTTCCTCTCAGGTAGGGGAGTTTCACGTGAAACGATTGGACATGAGTAGAGGTGAGTAGACTAGATACGAGTAGACCAGATGCGAGTAGACTAGAACAGATACGAGTAGACCAGATGGGAAGGGACAAGAGCCGACTAACCTTCCCTCCTCTGCGATAGGATAAAGTCAAGCATTCCCTCCCAATCGTAGGGCTTAACTGACTCCCAATCAGGGGACATCTCCTCTTTCCTATCTCTTGTTGGTCCAATATCAATTGCCCTTTCCCCTCTAAATATATTTATAGTGTTAGAGGAAGGATGACCAACAAGGTTTAAAACGCAACCGCCTTTCGCAACATATCTTGTTTGCCAAGCTATTTGGTGCGGACTAAGGTTTACATATTTAAGGGACTTTAAGCTGTGTAGCTTGAGTTCTAACCAAAAGGGGAATCCGTTAACGATACCATGACAGTCAGGTATTCCGGGAGTAGCCCATGACTCTAACCGCGTCCAAAACACATCGTGCTGCTTTGTACCGTCACGTAGCTGTTGCCATAATTTACTTTCAGGCTTCTTCAACTTCGCCTTCAATCAGTATGTTGCCCTCACTAACAGCCGCTAACGCAGGGTATTCCTCTTGTATTTTCCTTATTTCTTTCAAAACTTCTGCCTTGTCCATTGTGTCTATCTTACCATGCAGGATTTCTTTACGGTCTATATACAAACCCGCTACCTGACCCCTGTTCTTTTCTGCCGCTACTGCTGCCGCGTATGATCCTTCATCTATAGCTAAGTCACGTATTTCTGCCAGTTTTTTCACGTGGCCTTCAAACGTAACCTCATACTTTTGTGCTAATTCCTGTTTTACCTCATGCACCCTAGCTACCACATGGGGATAGTGTGACCCATTAAGTAGCTGTGATGCTATGGCGTGGGCAGACTTCTTAGAGTAACCGGCTCGTGTTGCCGCTTCGGTTTGGCTAACATCCTCACAACAATAAATACGCACAAACTCTTCTTGCTTTGGCGTAATCTTTTTTTCAGTGCGTGGGTTAGCTACGACTTCAAGTGTAGGCTTATGCGTTTTCTTAGGTAGTGGCATAGCGTAACTTTACTATATAGACCAGTTTGTGAAAAGTTACAAAAAACTTTTTGCTGAGTAAAACGCTCGCGCGTCCCCGATTATTGTTTAATTATTGATCAGTTAAATATACATTTACTGAACCCATTGTGAATAACCTATTGATAATTATGAAAGATATTAAGATAGTGAGATATTGTATATTATTGATTGATGAAAAAGTAATTCACAACTTTTTAAAAATTCCCCTATATAGCAAACTTTTGTTGTTCATAGATATTCGCCCCCGCATAATACAAAAGTAGTAAAGGTTTATTAATCACTTTGGAGATTCACATGCAGGTATTTTTTAAAAGTCCAAAACGGGGTACGGCTCGCCATGCGTATCCTGTGCAAAATGGGCGTTCAGCACTTTACATAACGCGCAATCCTAGTAAGCAGTTTTTGTTCTTAAGCCCTAGTAGTGGGCTGAGCTTACTGCCCCATGAATTACAGTGGGCAATGCTCGCTGTGCCTTACCTTTTCACAATTACTTTTTATTGGGAGTTATAGCCATGCAAAAATTAATAGCGGAGTGCTTTAACAACACAGACATACCGTTAGTGCATATAAATGATGTAAGGCGTGAGTGGTTGGCTTACTGCCACCAAGAGCAAGCTACTTTGGACTTTTTGCTTACGGAGTATTTAGGTACTGACCTTTGGCATAAGTATGACCCAGAAGCTATAAGCATACCGGCCATAGATGCTGTGCTAGAAACATTGCACCAAACAACAGGTACTCAACACGTTAGCAAAGCGGGAAAGTTTACACAGGAGGCAAAAATAAGGCAGGTAGATGGGGCATACCACGCAGTCTGGGTGTGTAACACTGAGCAAGGCCAAGTGGTGCATCTGGCGTACAACGGCTGTTCAGCACACGGCACGTTAGACATATATTTTATACGGGAGTTATAGCCATGTACGACTTACAAGTAGTAAATAAAGAGTACATCTTAGAGGACGTCAACCCCGCACAAGACCCCAACAGGCACAGTCCTGCTAATAAAGGTCTGTCTAGTTTGGTAGATTTATATTTAAACGATGGGGAATATTATTATTACGACCCCATACTAACAGAGTCAGCCCACGAAGATGAAATCCAAAAACTTATAAACGTGGATTACATAACTCTTGCCACTATGCTGTTTGCAGACCAACCTGCCCCCAATCAGCCTAAGTGGTGGCATCATCATGCAGTACATATACACGAGACTCCTACGCGCACAGTAACTAAGTTAGATTTTAATGGGGGGTCTGCCCATAATGCTTTTTCACTTTACCTTATACAAACTATAACGGAGTAATAACATGTTTGATTTACCAAGCGGCAGTAAGGAGCAGGTTATAGCTGATTTTTTACAGCCAGAATATCAACCAGATTTAGAAGATCCTATTTATAAGGGGTTAGAGTTTTTACTTAATACCCACCTACCTGACGGCAATTATTATGTGTGGGACACAGAGCTTAACCACACTAACCAAGCGGCTGCTGAGTTTGTACGTGCAAGACCTACACATGGTAATCGTGTGGCTCAACTAACCTATGTAGATGTAACCCACGATTTTTATACAAATGAGTGCAAGGGGCAGACAGTGTTTACGCTTTGTTATGATTGTTGCCCATTTAGCTCTGGTTTGGTAATACATTTTATTAAGGAGTAATAACATGGCAACACGAGGTATGTTTATTTTTGAAAATCACAGCACTAATCCGGAAAATGTTTATGTGCATTGGGACACTTACCCACAGTATGCGGCGACAATGTTTGCTGAGTGGTTAGCCAAGTCCAGTACAGCAACGCCAGAAATGTTTTGTGAGTTGAACGAGGGTAAAATGGAGGAGGATGAAAACTCCCACCCAGATATTGAGTGGCGTTACCGACTTATGTACCCGTCCTTACCTAAATTGGGGTTTGAAATAGAAAAGCCCCCGAACCACATGGCGATTGTACTGGTGCAAAACAGGAAGGTAACAAGTGATGAGTGGACAACGGAGTATTGTGGTCCCCTGTTTGCCTTTTTAGACAATTACATAGGCGATAAAGACAGGGCAAAATACCTAGAAGAAGAGGTGCTTAGTCATTAAGGTAGCTCACCAAATACAAAAGTAGTGCTTGGTGTACGATACTCTTGTGTGCCATACTACATTTGTAGTACACAAACTAACTCAACCAAAGAGAGGGTTGTATGAAACATATTATAAAAGAGACGTTCGCATTTATAATGCTTATGCTTATAGGAGCTTATTTAGGGATTAGCATTTGGACAGGGTGGATGATATGACCGAAGAAAAATTTTATGTGAATATGTATGTGTGTGGTCAAGCCTATGGTGGACCAGAGGAGGGCGGTTGGTTTTATGGTTACGGTGAGTTTAAGCACCACATCATAACCGTTGACTCGCGGTTAAAAGCTAACGCTATTGCAGACCTTATCCGTGAGGCCATTAAAAATGGAGATTCGTGGGAGGACGATGTTGCCAAGCTAAAAAGGAACCAAATGGGTTACGGACCGATGGATGGTGCAGACCCACATGGTGAGGGTGACGATCGTTACCTTATGGCCGGAGGCGCATGGGGTGATCAATCCTTAAAGTGTTTTGTAGAGACCAGTCCCGGAGCAGATTACCCTGAAACCCGCCCCCACTACGAGTAGCAAACCCAAGCCCTCTATAAAAAGAGGGCTTTTTTGTGCCTAAATAACTGTTTTAGACCGGTTTTTAAAAAAATAGACCCCCTGTAAGCCCCTGTAGAGCAAAAAGAAAAGTAAGTAGGGTTAGGGCTAGGGGTAAAAATAAGACCCCGTAGAGGGTTTTTAAAATTATTGGTCAGGTAGGTGTTTAGAGGGGTTTTGTATTATATCTAGGTCAGTTAGCAATAAATGTATTTCTTCACGTATTAAGTCCCGCATGGCATCGTCTATGGCAGTTTGTAAATCTTCTTCGCCGGTGAGTTCTATGGTGACTTGTAATTTCATAAATTAGGATTCCCCAAGAGCGGGTGAAAAGGAGTAAAAAGACCCGCCCTCAGGGATGGTGACGGGTGCATGATAACAGCACTAAACTTTCTCAGCTAGTTTTTCTCACGGCTTGGTCGACACCATTCGTAGTGT